TGGAAGCTGAACCCAAGATAGCGTTGATTCGTCCCAATAATAATTTTTACCATCATTTGGATATGGTGTTGGAGCTTCCCAAGATTGAGTTGATTCATTCCAAACCCATGAAGCGTATGGTTGTATTTCAATAATAGTTTGTGTTTGAGTATTGTAATAATAAAGATCAGCAACAACTTTATCTTCGCAATCAACCCAAAATAAAGGTTCTGCTACTTCAAATTCTGTATTCATAACTTCACAAACCCTAACACCAACTGCAACATTGTTGCAATCTTTGGCTATTTCGTTTGGACTAATTAATGCTTTTTTCATATTTTTATCCTTAATATTCAACAATAACTATACCTGATGGCCCTGCATTTCCACCTGGAAAATATCCACCAAAACAACCATTAGCACCTGCGCCATATTGATATGAACCTTGCGCTCCAATATAAGATTCACCACCATTACCGCCTTGTATGACTGAATCTGAATTTCCTACAGCTACTTGACCACCTCTGCCACCAGTTAAATTTAAATCACCACCTGATCCTGATCCGCCACCAGCTCCATATTTGCTATTGCCCCATCCAGGCCCACCACCACCACCTGAAGCTGAACAATATCCACCAAAAGAAGATGTGCCACCTGCGCCACCATAAGTTGATGGCTCATAAACATTTGTTCCACTACCGCCACCGCCAATAGTTACAGAAACAGTATCACCAATAGTTAAGCCTGATATTGTTTTAATAGCACAACCACCAGCGCCAGCGCCAGCACTTGCTCCTGCCGCCGCACCACCACCGCTACCACCACCACCGCCAATTACAGTTACTTTAATTTTAGCGGCTGGAATAGTGTATGTTTGAGAAGATGTTATATATGTAGTATTCGAAAAACCGCCACCACCCGTTGAAGCAATAGTAATTGAACCTGCTCCATTAGTTACTGAAATACCTGAACCAGCAGTTATTGTGGCTTTTGATAAAGTGTTTCCAGTAGAATTGCCAATTAATAATTGACCATCCGTATAAGTGGATTGCCCTGTTCCGCCATTAGCAACTGGTTGAGTGCCTGTAACGCCTGTGGCTACATCTAATTGACCTGATGTGTTTACTTTATTTGCTAATTGACTTAAATTATAAGCTTGTGTCATTTTTTCCCCTTATGCCGCACCTGCTGATGCGAAAGTTTGTTGAACAAATACTACTTGATTTGTTGTATATGCAGTTGTTAAACTCCACACACCTGTGGCAGTAGTATAATCAACGGATTCCTCTAATAATACTCCATTTGCATATAAATTGAAAGCATTAGCACCAAAATTAAATGAATAATTAGATTGATTTGCTACGCTAAAAGTTAATACATTAACGGGCGTTCCTGTCGGAGTTGTTAAATTATTGCCACTAAATTGAATATTAATTAATTTACCAGTTGTTGTTGATGGAAAGTTTCCTAATACATTGCCTGCTATATCAAAATCTTGCTCATTTAAAACAGTTCCATTTATAAATAATAATTCATATCCCGATTGAAATTCCCATAATGTAGGCGTGTAATTGGAAGCTGAAGTTAAATCTGCTTCATATCTTGTAAATACAGGGTAAGAAGCGTTAGCGGCACGATAATTATATATATTATCACCAGCTACAACACCGCTTACAGTTGTTGTAAATGTAATAGTGCGAGTTGAATAATTAACGCTTGATACAGTATATTGAGTTGGCGTTCCTGTATTACTAAATGTCATTTTACTGCCCGCTACAATAGCTTGATAAGGCATTGTGGCACTATCCCAAACTACATCTGCACCTGATACACTATCTACAGTTATATGAGCATTATCATAAAATACGCCACTAGATTTAGCTCGCATAGATATAATGCCTATGACATCATTTAAAGTAGCACCTAGGCTTAATGTTACACTTGCTGATGCGTCTGTATATTCTGATTCTGATAATAAACATCCATTTTGAAATACTAAACATTGGCCAACAATATAATTAGCATCGCGAGTTACGCTAAATACAGTTTGGCCTGAAGTTGCATTAAAATTATCAATAGTAAAATAAAAATCATCAGGCGCAGTAAATCCTACAACTCGACCATAAATATCAATCGTTAAAGTAGCGGCTGATCCTGTTTTTGTAGTAGGGCCACCAAAATCTAGGAATTGATCTAATGATGCTACAACTTGACCTGTGTTTGTGTTTTGAACTTTAATTTGCCCTGTGCCGACAGTTGTTGTTCCTGTGCCAAGAACTTGCCCTGTAGCTTGATCTAAATCTATAATATTTGTTCCATCAGGCAAAGCAGACCATATTCTAGGATTAAATTTTAATGCGGTTGTAGGAACAAAAGAACCAGTTGATCCAGCGTAACCTGCAAAATCTGTATCAAAACTAAATTTACGGCTTTGTCTATTTGCATAAGCAAGATAAATAGAAGTGCCAAAAGTAGGATCAGCTAAATACCATTTATAATCAGTTGGATTAGAAGATGGGCTTGATGATGCGGTATTATAAAGACCAAAATAAAGTCTATTAGTAGGGCTAAAACTAAAGTTACTTGTGCCTGTAATATTATCTGCATAAGCTACAGATATATATTTTTCTGTATATTGAAATGTCATTGGTCGCCATTGAAAAACAGTCGAAGCTAATGAGAAATCACTTGTTGCTAAAGAATTAACCATACGGCTAAAGAAATACCAATTGCCTGCTGAAATACCATAAAGCTGAACAGTTGGCATAACAGTATTAACGCCATAAGGATTGCCATTAGATTGAATAGCCGTAGTGCCTGCAAATATAAGTTGAGCAGTAGTTGGGTATTGATAAGCTGAATACCAAATTTCAGCATATTGCGTAATACCTGAACTTGAGCTTGTAACAGTTACATCAAAATAAGGATTATCAACTGACGGATAATTAGCTGAAATTGTTGGCGCTGGAACTGTGCCAAAAGTAATAGGTGATCCAATACCAGTATTAGGTGCTGGCGTAAATTGAGTTATATTTTTATCATCATAAACTTGTGGATTAAATTCCATTAAAGTTAGTTCAGCAGTTATTGCGCCTGTGTCTGCTATTTTTTCTATAACTTTTGATACTCTAAATAATTTAGCATTCCAACCATAATTAACATTAGTAACTGTTACAACATCGCCAGCTTCTAATTGAATGCCAATATATGTAATTTCTAAAACAACTTGTAAATCTTCTCTAGCCGCTTCAAGCATTCTGTTAGCAAGATATTGAGCAGTTACATTATTGTTAGTTAAATAAAGATTAACAGATTGTTTATTAACAGGCTCATTAGGAAATAATAATGTTGGCGCAATAGTTTGAAGATTAAATGTTGCAGAATTAAATGTATCTTTTTCTGATGTATCAGGAAATTTAACTTCTATAACATTAAACGAGTTTGATAAATCTATTGGTGTTATTTGTATAGGCGAAATAATATTGCTATCGCTTAAAGCCATTGCTACTGTATAAGATGGTGTTTGTGTGATAACACCCCAAGTTCCTGTAATCTCATTATATTTAACCAAACAATCGCAACAATCAGACATAGCCTGAATATTTTGCATAATTTTTTGATTGGTATCTATTACGCCATTAAATTCAAATCTTGGCTGATCTGAAGTTCCACCTGAATAATTTGTATATGTAAAAGATTGGCTTGAATAAGCATTTAATGTAGTTAAAGAAGCGGTATCAATTTGAGATGTAGCAATAGCCGCGCCATAACGAGTAGAAGTAAAATAATCTAAAAAACATTCGCCAGGCAATTTTCTTGAGTTTGTTAATTCAAATTTTGTGGATTGCAATGCAGTTAAAGCACGATCAGCATTGTATTTAAGATGAATAATAGCAAAAGCACAATTACTCATTAATTTAGTGTTATCCCATGTATAAACTAATCCTGCTGATTGCATAACAGATATTGCGGTTAATGCACTATTGCTTGGATTGTATGAGCCGTTGCGATACAAATAAATATCCATGTAACCAGCTATATTTTGAACTTCGCCAGTTGATTCATCTTCTAATGAATCGACAGAATATCCATTAGCATTAAAATTAACTTTTTTTCCACCCCAATAAACATTTCCAAAAGTAATTGTATCGGCCACCCCGCCTGTTTCTGTATTGGTTACTTCGCATAAAGATATAACCCAATATATATCTTGATTATCTGCCGTAATAGACATATCAGTAACAATACCGCCGATATAAGCCTTTCCATAAACAACGGGCAATTTATTATCGCCAGCGGGTGGAAGTTGTTGGCGACTTCCTGGATTAGGTTGAGTTGGCTGATCAAAACTTAAACTTGGTGGTTTTGGTGCAAAAAGAGTGGATACAATAGTTGATGCAATCATATTAATTGCAAAGCCAACTACAGTTGCAGTAAATCCTGATAGACCAATAGCGGCGGCAATAATAGAACCTGCCGCTAATACTTCAGAGCAATATAAAAACCAAATTAAAAAAATTAATATAAAACGAATCATTGCATCCAATTTTCTTCTATTTTACTAAATCCAAATCTAGCGTAATTAATATCAGGGCTAGTTGTCATTTTAGTCATTGTAAATAATTTAATTCTACCTTGATCTTTTAATTCTTTAGCTTTATCAATATAAGCTTTTAATAATTTATATCCTATTGTTTTATGTCTATATTCAGGTTTTACATACCAAGCTAATTCATACAATGCTAAAGTTTTATCGCACCAAACTACAGGACTTATAATGCCCATAATAAAACCTATATTATCTTCTATAAAAATTACACCTCGACCTGCAATAATACTATCTATAATGGAATTAAAATAATCAGGATTATCAATATCTTTATATTGCTCTATTGGGCTTTCATCCCTAAACATTCGCATCATATTTTGTAATTGTATTTTGTCGTATTTTGTAGCTTGTCTTATCATACATCCTTACCAAAAGAATAATTAATTGTTTCTATAAAGCCTACTCGATCCATAGAGGTGTCGGTTGGATTCCAATAACGCCAAGCATTATCATTGGTATATCTTCCAGCCGTTCTATTTTGCAAAATAATTTGTATGCTTGATGCGGCAATAGTAATTACGCCAACATACATTCTTATCTCTTCCATCCATTGTTCGGATATTGCAAAAGAATTTACATAGCCTGTAAAAAATTTATATAAACCGCCTGTGCCACCTGTCGTTATTAATGCGCCATTAGTATCAAAAAAACCATGCCACATTTCAATATAAGAACCTTTTATTTCATGGCCTAAAGTCCAGCCTAATAAAGCAGTATCAATTCCAACAATAGTTAAGCTTGTTTCGTTCGCGGTTGATTTAATATCCCTTTGCACATCATTAATTTTTACTAATCCAGCTAATGCATCAAAAGGTTCAGAATCAACTGCGGGTATAGTTAATGCACTAGGTGTTGTAGCAAATCTATAAACAACTTGCTCATAAACTGTGCCTGTGCCTGATCCTACTCCAGTTGCAACAAAAACTGTTCCATAATTATTGTTTGCCGCGCCCCATGCAGTCCAGTCTGTAGGATTAATTCCGCCTGTAACTGTAGTTCTAATTGTATAAGTTTGACCAATAACAAGGTCGCCAGCCGTAACAGTTGCTCGCGTTGTAACGCGAACAAAATCTGCCATTCTTATATTGTTAGTATTGGTTATTGGTGTTATTACATTCATAAAACATCTTCAATTGCTACAAAAGGGCCATTCCAAGAAATAAATGAATCATTAGTCATAGGAACTAATGTATAAGTTGGATATTCTCTTAAAATAACAGGAAATGTAACGCCTGTATAAGTATTGCCACCTAAAGATATAGTTGTTCCGTATTGACCAATAACTGCGCCTACTGTGCTGGCTAAAGTGTCAATTAAATTTCTGTGAACAGGAATACTAACAGTTGAGCTTAAACCTCTTTGAACATCAGCAGTTGCAATATAAGAATATCTTCCTACTTGGCAAAAATCACCTTTTTTTACAATATAAGCAGTTGAAGATATGCTAGGCAAGCTACCTAATACAAGTGTTTTATTAGCGCTAGAAGTTTGCCATTCGCAAGCATCAACTTGACCTGATGTCATATCGCCTTGATAAGCAACATAATTAAGCCAACCAATATTTGTAAAATTAAGATATTGCTCGGTGGCTTTATCTGCTACACGCAATGCTGATAATAAATCTCTATTTTTGCTATAAAGCAAATACTTCATAGGATTCATTGTAAATTCAAAAGGTTGAACAGTAAGAAGTTCGGAAGTTGAAATGCGCTGATTGCGACTTAAAACTTGGCCAACAAGTTTTTGATCATTAATTGCAATCGATTCTGAAATTTGTAATATTGTATTTAATGACATAATTATGATCTCGATTGTGGCAATGATCTTGTAGCGGATTGATTAGCCGCAAATACCGCTTGTTTATTTCTTGATAAAAACTGCGTTGCAGATTGCGTATCAATAGCACTCATGCTTGCAATATAAGGGCCATTATACACTACTTGCGGTTGATTGCCCATCATAGAGCTTAATCGATTATTAGGAATAATAGTGCCTGAAGATTTAGGAACAAACAATTCAGGGCCACGCTCACCTACTATACTTGGAACGCCTACAGGCGGATCGCCACCATCAGCAAACCCTAATTTAAGTCCACCAGCTTTTGGCGCAGTTCCAAACAGTCCACTACCTTTTCCGCCACCACCAAAAAAACTACTAAAGAATCCGCCAATACCTGATTGCTCAAATATAGACATAGCTTGCGCTTTTAATTGTATTTTAAGTAAATCACTAATAATGCTTTTTGCTAAATCACTAAAATTTAATTTACCTGTTTGCACAAAGTTATCTAATGCAGTTTCCATATTTTGTGTTACAGACACGAATGCTTGTTCACCTAATTTAGCGGCATTAGAAGCGTTATCAGTATAAGTAGCAAAAGCTTTTTTCCAGCCATACTCAAAACTTCTTTGTTGTTGAGCAATAGCAAATTCCTCTTTAGCTCTATTTATTTCTGTTTGCGCCCATTCATTAGCTTGTTCTTGCGACATCTTGCGACCAAATTGATCGCCTAAAAGTAATTGCTTGCGCTTGGCTTCAATATCAAATAATTCAAGTTTTAGATTTCTTTCATTTTGTGTTAAAAATGCTAAATCATTTTCTAATCTAAATCTTTGTCTTTTAGCTTCAGAAACCATTAATTCTTTTCTGTAAAACTCTTCTTGCCTTTTTAATGCTTCTTTTTGTCTTTTAGCTTCAGCTTCAGCTTCTTTATCTCTTGCCGCCGTAACTTCTCTAATATCTTTTTTATCTGCGGCCATACCACCAATGCCTGACATAATGCCAGGAACATTAGCGCCTTGAACTGATCCGCGCGTAGGAATTTCATATTTTTGAATTCCTTCTTTATCTTTCCAAGCCGCCCACCATCCAGCTTCTTTTTTAATTTCTTGAAATCTATCGACAACACCTTGTGATCTTTTTTGCCAATTTTCCATAGCAATAGTTAAAGTTTCAAAGGCTGGAGCTACTGCATTAGCAAGTGTTACTTTTAGATTCATAAAGAATCTATCTAATCGATCAACTGAATTTCCTATACTTTTAAATGTTTCGTCTGATTCTGCAAATTTATTTTTAGTTTTTTCAAATTCATCAGCCATGCCTTTAATATCAACGCCACGAATAGCTCGGCCAAACATATCCATAGCCGTAGCATTTCTTTTAGTTGTATCTTCAACGCCAGCTAAAGATGTAATTGTTTTTTCAAATAATTCTTGAGGGGAAAGTTGTCTTAAATCTTTAAGAGAAACGCCAATAGATAAAAATGCTTTTTGTGCTTTTTCGCCACCTTGAGCGGCTTCATCAATCTTATTAGCGAATGATGCCATAAGTTTGCCTGCATCATCAGCGTTACCACCATTAGTTGATAAAGCTTGCGACATACGCAATACAGATTGAACAGACATTTCATTAGCTTTAGCGACATCGTTTATTTTGTCGGCAAAGTTAATAGCTTCGCGAGCGGAAGCGGCAAAGGCAGTTCCAACCGCAAGTAAAGATACTTTTGCGCCTGTGCTAAAACCTTCTACTTTGTCTTTAGCCTTACCTAGATTGGCATTAAACTCGCCTGCATCTAACCCAAGTAAAACCGCTAACCTTGAAATAATTGCCATGATTATTTACCTTTAAATCTGTCCATTTTAAAGTTAGGTGCTTGCGACATAAACATTAATAAAGATTCGCTAGGATCAGCTTTTTCTATACCATAAAAATATTCGTAAGCACTACCTAAAACGCTTTTTAGAGTATAAGGTTGGCTATTACTTGCTCTTAAATAATTAAAAACTCCAGCTATTAGAGTTCCTTGCATAGTTAATAAGCTTCTATTTCCAACTAACCCATCAGCATACATGACTGTTATATCATTCATGGTTGCTTCATCAAGCGCATCTATATCTTGTATTGTATGCCCGTTAAAGACCATAGCCGCCCGAACTTGGGTTCTTAACGAGCCTACTACTTTGACTTTATGTCTTTATAGTCAGGGCTAATAACCTCATTAATTTTTTCAACCAATGTCATTTGAACTGACAATGGAAATTCAGCTTCTACATCTTCATAAGTTATATCTTCTAATGATCCTGTTTCAGGTATTAGAAATTTAATATATTCAACTATTCTGTGTTGCAATATATGTTTATTTGTAGCAGTTTCTCTTATTGATCTGCCATCAATAATAAAATCGTTATCTTTAACTTCTACGCCTTCTTTACCTTCAAGGTTTTCAAAGGCTTTTGCCATTAATTGATATTCAGCTTCAATCTTTTCAAGATTAGGATTTTTAAAGTAATTATAAATAGCTTCAATCTCTGCTACGCTTGGCACTCTTACTTTAAATGTATGATCGCCTAATTCAAACGACCTAGTTAATACCGATAATCTATTTTCCTCGTATTTTTTACCGAGAGCCGATCCTAATTTACTCATATCTTTTCCTTATGTTGTTAAATTTTTTGCTTTATACGCTTCCATTTTTTCTTTTAAAATTAAACCTAATTTAGCCGCTACTGCTTGCGCTTGTGATTCTAGTGATATACGCATAAATGGTTTAGCTGACATTTTGGCAGTTCCAAACTCATTAGCAATAGCTCTTGCATCATGCATAACACCTTGTTCACCATAAAATTTTCTTTTGGCTTTTTTATATTCACTTCCTTTTAAATTTCCATATTCAGCATGGAATTGTTGCTTTAATTTTTTAGGAATTGGTCGAGATGAAACAAGCGATATAACAGAATCTTTTGGTGTTACATATCTTGACTTCATATCTTTTCTAGTAGGCCGTCTTGCAGTAATATACAAAGAACGATCTAACGCGCCTGTGTCTTTAGGTGATAATGTTTTAGCCATAGCCAATACAGGCTTCATGGCATCTCTAACTGCTGGTATTAATACTTTGCTTTTTGCATCCTTGTCGCCAAATTGCTCTTGAAATACTTTAAATGCATCAAGAGTTTCTTTTAAACCATTGACCGCAAATTTGACGCTCATTAGTCTGCCTTAATTATTTTTTGATAAATCGCATTATTAAGTTTAATAGCATAATCCACCGCTTGTTCGGGTGTCATTTTGTCCGCATGATTTTTAGCAATATCATGGGCTAATGCAATACCTGTTAAGCGTTGTTGAGCAAAACCAAACCAATTCTTTTGACCTGAATTGGCTTGGCTCACTAAATAACTTAATAGATCATCGCTATTCTTGATTTGTGTTGTCATTTCTTTTCCTTATCTTAATTAAGAGTTAGACCATCCGTATTGGTTACCGCGTGGATGAATAGTAAACATGCATTTAGCTTCAGCAGTTGGGTTAGGATCAACTTGGAATTGACCTACTCGACCATTGAATGCATAAGCAACATAGTTTGTTCCATCAGTAGCAAGAATGACATAAGTTCTATCGATTGTGCCGTTTTCTGCATCATCTCTCATTAATAATAATTGAGAATTAGCAGGATTCCATGCCGCAGTAATAGTCATTGATGTTGGAGCGGCTTGTGTAGGAATCTTGTCTGATTGACGAGAACCTGCAACATTATAGTTAGCCATTGCATCATCTTGACCGAATGCTGGAATAGCTTCTACAGGTAAAAGATTAGCATCTATAGCAATTGCATTAACATCAGCCCATGTTGCTAACTCTGTGTTATCTAAAACAGTTGGAGTTGCGCCTGGTTGGCAATATAGAGATGCGCTAAAACCTGGTAAAACTTTATTTGGAAGTGCCATAATTTATTTCCTCACTAAAAAAATTAAAAAATCTTATGTTGGAATATATAAGGTGCAATCCATAAATATACTAAATAGATTGATCTCATTGTCGTATCCATTATATAACCACACCACATCAGCTTTAGATATTGGAAAATTTATGGCACTAGGATTGCCAAAAGTTCCACTATAACCATGTAGCGCCTGCAAAATATCGTTTGCAGTATTAAAACTATTTGCCATTGTAGTAGAGAAAACACTTATTTGAAAAACAGGTGTATCAATACCTTTTATACTTTGTATTTGACCTGTATAAACAGGCTGATGGACATTTCTTAATTGCCATGTAACAAAGTCGTTCTGTGTAGCAAAATTTCTATTAAAATTTGCATATACAGGTATAGGCGATATTATATCACTTAACTGCCATTGTATGGCTTTTGCGTAATCATTAACATTCATTTGAGTAGCCATGTTAAACCTTTGTCGTTGGATCGGATCGGTAACACATTAAGGTTACTGACATCCTATCGTTAGCTTCAATGGCATCCGTAATTCGCCACTCATGGTTGCGCCAAGTAATTGAATATAAGTTTTGATTGTCCACAATATCTTTTAAATTAGGTGTGTAATTAAAAGTAAATTGTATTAAATCTTGATAAACACGATAACGCTCTGTAATAGCAAGCGAATTTTTTACATCAGACACTAAAGGCCTAGTTGTAAATTTTGGTGTTATTGTTGTTGTATATTCACCATATAGATCAGTTCCAAAGGTGAGATCATTAACAACCACATTTTCATAGCGCTTAATGGCCATTTATATTCTCACATTACAAGTGGTTTATAAGGTCTTAATAAAGCATCTACTCCGTAAGGAATATTTTGTAATTTACTTAAAGTTGTTTCTGCACGATTGTTATAAAGATGAGTTAATAACAATAAAGCCGCTTGTTTAATTACAGGATATGCTTGCAAAAAGTTAGGGTTTTGTGTGTATTCAACAACAAGTGGGCTTGTTCTATTCATACTCACATTGCTAGGCATACCATTAGGCAAGATAACTTTATTGCCAGTAACATCATAATAATAATCAGTCGAAGCAATAGTAGTTAAAACGCTTGGGCTATTTCCATTGTAATAAGCAACTTTATTAATGGCTAAAGTGCCTGAATTAAAGTTATCTTTATAAGATACTTCAGGCAAATCTAAACAAACAGGGCTTGCATAGATAGATGAAACGCCATAATAAACGCGATACGAAGTAGGGAAGATAGACATACCAAGATAATCTTCAATATGCATTCTTACCGCTACTTCTAAACCCTCTAAATAACTATCTTGAGATTCATCGCCAAACAAATTTAATTGATTGGTGATTTCATCAAGTGTTAGCCATCCAGTTGTTAAATCGCGAGCAATCTGTTCAACTTTATCGTAGTTAAACGGATTACGAGTGCTTGCGTAAGGAACTTGCCCTAGCGTATCAGCCATTATTAAACCCCTACTAAAAAGACACCTGCAAAAGGATTGCGAACAGTAGATGCTAATCTTTTTTCAGCATATAGCGTTACAAAGCCTGGTGCAGTTTGATCAAACATCTTAATATTCATTTCCTCTGCATCAGCAATAGTTAGGAATTGATCCCAATTTGCTAAAACGCCTGAAATCTTACCAGCCGCAGGTGCGTCAAGATAAGGATTAGGAATTACAGGGAAACCAAAGATATGAGCAATAGCTCCACCATCTTCATCGCCAACTTCAACAAACATTGGTGCGCCACCTGTCGATCCTTTTAATTTTCTTAATTGAGTAATTAAAGAAGGATGCAAGTGCCATGCAGTTGTAGGCTTACTCCAGTATTGACCAGGCAATAATGAAGCCGCATTTACCATGTCATCATAAGTAATAGCTGAAGCGCTAAATTCCTCTTTTAAAATAGTGTGAATACCATTAGTTATAGCAGTTCCGCTTGTGCCGTAAGCCGCCGCAGAGGTGCTTGTGTTATAAACAACTAAACCGCGCAAACCATCAGTTCCGCCAGTAGAAGTTGTTGTTGATCCTGCTTGATCGTCATTAGTAGCCATTGATTGCGCTTCTAACGCTGAAAATTCGAGCATCAAATCATTCACAATTGCGGATTCAAGGCCATTAATATCTGACATAGCCGCAGTTCTAATTGGTAATTGTGCAGTTATAACTCTTGTTGGAAGTTGCCAAAAAGAAGTAGCAATATTTGGGCTACCGCTATCGGGAACTACCGCATAAGTCCAAGCATTAGTTGAGTTAGCCGCGTTACCTGTTTTAGCAACAAATTGAGCCGCAGAAGTATTTGTGGATTTGACTTGACGAGAACCTTGTCTGAAAGGATTAGCATAACGGAGTGCCGCCATTGCATCGTCAAAGTATATTTTACCCCCAATATTTAAACCGCTACCTGTAAGCGCTGACGCTTCCTTAACATCTTGGGCTTTTTCCTCAAACAAATTAACTTTAGCTTCGCCTTCAGTTAATGCTTGTTTAATGCCTTCTAAAATTCTTTCAGATGTATTCATTTTTCTTTCCTAAATTGATTAAAAGGTTGGGCGATATTGCTACCGCCCTTCCTCACATAACATTAACTACTTATTTTGTAGCAGTTGCAGTTGATCTATAACGAACTAAAGCGAAAGGATTAACTACGCTTGTGCATAGACGCTTTTCACCATAGAAAGTAATAGAACCTGGCAATGTTTGATCGTAACGGCGTAGAACCATATTTAAACGATCAACGATTGCATGGCAACGATCCCAATCACCAAAATACATTGGGAATAGGTCGTCTGTGCCTGCTGAACCACTAATAAATGGAACATCGAGGTATTTATTAACAACTACATCGAAGCCAAGTAATGAGCCAACGATACCATCTTCACGAGCTAAACCATCAACATAAATTGGACGGCCTTGTTGGTCTGTTAAACCACGAATACCAGCTAACATGAGTGGGCTGATAACGAATTTAGCAGTTGGTGTCCAATATTCTTGTGGTAAAGCATAGATGAAATTAACAATGTCAGCATAAGTTACTTCATTAACACCTGCGTTGCCGTTAGTTGTTAATTGATCGTAAGTTGCGATGTCATGCAAGCCTGATGATGAACCTGTGCCTGATGAACCATAAGCTGAAACTGATGTTGTTCCACCTGTGTATGATGCATTAACGCCTGGATATTGATTTAAACCGCGTAAGCCGTTTGAACCGCCATAAGGCAATGTTGTAGCACCTTGATCGTTGTTTTGGATCATTGAGAGAGCTTCTTGTTGAGAGAATTCAAGCAACATATCTGAAACAACATTAGATTCTAGGCCATCGATGTCATCAAGAGCCGCAGTTCTAATTGGGAACTGTGTATTTAAGTCTTGAAGAGTTAATTGCCAAATTGTAGTTGCTTCAGTAGTTGGGTTAGCACCTGATGAAGTGTTGTTATTGATTGGATAACCCCACATAGCACCAGCGTTACCTGTTTTAGCTCTGAATTGATAAGTTGCGCCGTCTGTAGCAACTGCACGAGAAACACCGCGCATTGGGTTTGCTAAACGGAGTGCAACGAATACTGGATCATAAGCAGTTCTACCGCCAACGCCTGCGCCTGAACCTGTCAATGCTGAAGCTTCTTTAATGTAAGCATCATATTGACCTGCATCTTCAAACATTTTAATTTCTTTTTCGCTACGGCCACCAGCCTTAACGAATTCAGCAAGTTGAGATTTAACCATACGATTAACTTCTTGGCTGATTGATTTATATGTTTTGATTACTGAAGGAGCTTGAACTGAAGCAACTTTAGCTTCAAGTGCCGCTACTTTTTCATCGAATGAAGCTACTGTTTCAGCAAGTTTAGCATCAACGGAAGTTGTAATCTCTTCCACTTTCGCTAAATTTGCCGCTTCTATAGCGTCAAGTTTTTCCATGATTTTTTCTGACATGATTTATCCTTTTAAACGATTGTTAAGTTTTTTGAGTAGTTCTCTTTCCTCAAAAGCTTTGAGTAATTGATCTTCCTCATTTACCACCGCATCGGATTCACTCTGAATAGGTGTATTTTCAACATCAACTTTAGGCTCATCACGAGTTTCTAAAATTTGTTTGAAAATTGAAGACGCGGTGGTCGCATCTTTTCTTGAAAGTTTTGCATCACGCAATGCTTTCTCGATTAGTTTTAAGTCTAAAGAACCATCGGCTCTAAAGCACTCTAATTTCGAGATATTGCATTCAAGATTGTTAGGTTGCATAACAATCGATACTTCTCTTAATCCGCCTTTAGTAATTTGGAAATATGCTTCATCCATATCATCATCGTCTGATAACATATTGCCTTCTTTATCTGTCATACAGTATTCATCAGCATAAGCGCCAACTGAAACACCGCCAACCATATTTGGAGATTCTTTCATAATTGTATAAAGGTCTTTACCAGCAGTTGTATTGGTAAATAAACGACCTTTTGCATTCATTCCTGTGTCAGTAAATTCGAACTCTTGCCATTCCCCGACTGGCATAGACATATCATTATGTTGAAAATACATTGGAAGCGGTTTACCTGATTTTGCAAACTCATCAGCCCATTGCGCAAAGCCTTCAGGCTTATAATTAAATCTGCGACCATCAGCGCCTTCGCGAGCGCCCCAAGTTGTTACAGTAGCTTCAATAACGCCACTAGCATCAGTTGATTCATCGGCTTTTATACCGAGAGCAACTTTAGATTCGAAAAAGAACTTCTCGAAATTAGATTTATTAATTTCAGTCATTGATTGGCACTCCCTTTTTTTTCATTCCGTTAGTTTCAACAGGTTGAGGTTTTCTCTTTTTAGCCTGTTGGGTTAATTTATCGAGTAACTCTTTTAATGTCATTAGGCTTTACCCGCCTGACCTGTTTTGCCAACGCTAGAAGTATTGCCACCGCCACCTGTATCTTGAGGTGAAGTGCCGCTAATAGGTCGAGCTTGTTTTGATGTATCTTTTAATTCGTCTGCGCCATCCATATTTTGTTTACCAAGATATTCGCGCGCTTCATTAGGTGTCATTATACCATTATTCACACCTGCTACTGCGTAATTCATTTGATCTAGCGGTGCGCCTTTAAGAAAGTCTTGAGTTTGGAACTCAATGCATAGATTTGGATAGCCTGAAAGCAATGAAGTTTTAAATTTTTGTTGAATGTTAGTAATAATAGGCAACATTGTTGATTTGTAGAATTCATCTAACATTGTTTGAGTATTATTGTATTTACCTTCCTCAATACCAATCATTGCAGGTGGAACGCCAAACAATCCGCATATACGCTTCATAGTTTGTTGTTTTAATGCTCTTGCATCAGCATCTTGAAGTGTGAGCATATCTAATGGCATATACTTCATGCCGTTATCTAACAACATACCTTGACCTGGTTTAGATAAATCAGTTGATTTAGAACCTGTTAATGATGTCCATGCTTCTTTTAATCTTGCGGCAATCTCTTTAAATTTAGCATCAGGAATAACTTGGTCTGTAACAAACATGCCGCTTGGTTTAGCACCATTAAGCATAATAAAGTTTGAATATAGGTCAATATCTTGATCAAGTGATACTAATTCAGTTGCAAGAATGCCTTTATTGAAACCAGCGCTACCTTGCCAAGCCATTTCACTTGCATGAATTACTTGGAAATATTCTAATGGCTCATCTTTATTAAAGCCGTAAGTAGAAGTGCTTAATCTGTATGTTGGATAGCGAGTTGGAGTAATTTGTGCAGTAATTAAAGTTGAATCTAATAAATACATTTCCATTGGCGTTAATGTTGGGTTAGTTTGTTCTTTACGCCATAGTGCAGTAAATGTTTCGCCTGATAGGTCATACCACATTGACCATTGATACCAAAACTCGTAAGCAGATTGATAGTTGTTAGGATTGTTTAATAAGTTATATACGGCTTTAGCTTTAGCTTTATCTCTTGCTGATACATTAGCATCAGTAACGGCATCAACTAGCTTACCATTTTCATCATAAGCCATAATCTTTATAGGTAACTGTGCTAATGCTCTAGCTTTTGCATTAACGCATGCCATAACAGTTGAGTTACGGCTCAACATTGACATATCAACTACGCGGCCTGCGGTATTAACAGAGCTTGTAGTTACATATAATAATTGGTTATTAGCTTGTTGTTTCTGACCTGAAACATTGCGTAAGATGTTGTTTCCTAACGCAGTTTGACCAAAAAGAGTATTACTTTCTTTTGCGGATGCGTTTGATTTTCTTTTGAATATATCTGTTATAGCCATGTTTTTCCTTTATATACTTCTAAAGCCAAACGAAGTAGAAGTTAATGGATGATCTAGTGAGCAATGCATCGCAATAATAAGCGCTATTATACCATCTACCTTTGCTGACTTATCTGCTTCGTTTTTTCTGATCTTAATATTTCCATTAACATCGGTATAAACCTCGCAATTGCCTAGTTGCCAACCTACAAACGGATTGCCATCGTGTTTAATAGCATTTTGCATGATGAGCTTTTCAACATGCTTGGATGGGTTACTTAAAACCGCCATGCCTTGTCCAACTTTTTTAACTGGAATGCTATTATCGTGTAGTCTAGCAATAAGAGAAGCGGCGTTATATGCATCGTAACCTACTTCTTTGATATTATATTTTGTGCATTGGTTTTTTATGAATTCAGAAATCTCTCTGTCATCCATAACATTGCCTTCAGTAATATGCAATATGCCTGAATGAATGGCTTGTTCAAATATACCACGATAATGACTTGGAATCAATCCTAGCGCATCTTCAGGTAAGAAAAATTTAAATTCTGCATAATAATCTTCGGATGCATATCGTTTTAATGTGCAAACTGCATTTAAGTCGCGAGTTGCGGCCAAGTCGAAACCAATAAACACCTCTTCAGGATCAGCTTTATCTTCGCCTACAGATTTATCCCAATAGTCGCGATCAATCCATGCGGTATTAGCAGATACATATACATTAAGCGTTTTGCAAAGAAATTCATTTAATGCTGGTGGTTTAAGTTTAGCTTGTTCGCATCGTTCTCTAATTGCATCTTGATATACAGAAATCCCATGCATTGGGTTAGCTTTTTTCCAGGTTGTTTCATCGCGCCAATTATCTTGCGGATCAAGTCCATATAAAAGTCCAAACCAGCGAGGATTGTCAGGTGCATCGCCATTAAGCATTGCTTCAAAAGCAGTCATATCTTCAAAAAACTTTGTGTCTTTAGTAAATGATGCGGTTGTAATATAAATCCTTAATGGATTTTTTCGAGCAACCATGCCTGAAAATATAACCTCTATACTATTGCGATCAGCAATTTGAGCCGCTTCATCTATTATGGCGCATGATGCATTTTTACCATCGCCTGATTTTTTATTGTCGCGAGATAAGGCTTTAAACATTGTTTGGCTATCGTTAGCTTTTCCAATCTCGTATTTACTAACTCTATACCATGCTTTAATTTCATCAGGCATAGATTCGACCATAGACCTTGCCGCATCAAAAACAATAGTAGCCTGTTCTCGATTAGTAGCCAAAGTAAATACTTCAGCACCAGCTTCGTTAAATGCTAATTCATATAAACCTATAACTGCGGTGAGAGTTGATTTACCAGCTTTGCGAGGAATAAAAACAATGACATCAGTTGTCATTCTTTTTTCATGGTCTTTTTTATGTCGGAATCCATAGATACCGCAAAGAAGTAAAACTTGGAAAGGTTCTAGGACTATTGGCTTGCCAGCATCAGGGCCTTTAGTATGTTTAAGGATTGATACAAAGTCTAATACATGTTCTACATATTCGGGAAAAAACTCATACTCCCAATGCTTATCTTCCATAAAGTTTAGGAAGCGCTGACATGCTAATTTTATATTATTGCAAACTTCAACATTGCCTTTAACTACATCTTGGGCATATTGAACTCCGATTAAATAACTCATCTCTTAACTTGTGGCCCTAACATTAATTTTCCTAAAGTAGAACTTGGCATAGATGATGGTTTTGCTAATCTTGATTTTGGAGTAAGTCCAAGCTCATTCATTAAAAGTATAATTTGTTTGAGAGCTTCTTTGCGGATAGAAACATAAGGCGATGGCCCAATAGTTTTTCCATCATTAAAACTTGTTACTAAACCTTCAGCGGCAATATGTCGATTGCAATCAACATAGGTGTCAATCTGATCTGTCAGCATAGTTAGTGCATGGCGTTCTTGATCCGAACCTATGCCATAGACTTCAAAAAGATATTCGGCAGTTTCATCGTAAAATCTTTTTTTACTCCACGCATCAGGATTGTCCATCCACTCGGATTCGGGAATTCGTTTTTTAACAGATTCGGGAAGGAGCGTTCCCATTTTTTCACCTTTAGTTCCATGAATTAAATGGACTTCGGCTGGTATTCTTGCGCTCATTAAAGACACCCCCCTTTGAAAACCCCTTTTACAAAAGATTGGGGTCGCGCTTGCTCGTTTAACCACCCCAAAATATTTAAGTTATTCAATAATTTAGCTTCTTTACTTAATTTCAT